GAAGTATATGAGAAAAATGCAACAACAGGAGTTTAGGAGGTAATCTATGAAAACAATAATAATTTGTGGCAAAGAGTATAAAATCGAATGCAATGCACTTACCTATGTTAAATATAAATCAATATTTAAGACAGGAATATTAAAGGATATGCAATTTATTCAAAACTATTTAATAAGACAAGCAGTAGTAGCAAAACAATTAGAAGATAAGGAAATGAGTGAAGCTGAAAAGTTAAATCAAATATCAGAATATATGATTAACGATACAGATGAGTTTGTTACTAAAATAACACAAATTGCGTGGATTTTAATATACACAGAGAATAATAAAATAGAAAGCTATGAGCAATGGTTAACTAATATAACAAAATTCAATGTTGGAGATGACTGGATTGCAGAGGTAACGGAATTTGCCGTAAATTGCTTTTGTTGATGAAGAGTTATCCAAAGAACTAAATAAAATAAAGAGTAATAATAAAACAAAAGAAATTTTTCCAGAACACGATTTTGTAGGATCGTGTTTAAGAGTAGGTTTATCAATTTGCGATTTAAAAGAATTAACATACATAGATGTAATGAAAATACTTATTACATTTATACAAGATGATAAACCAGAAGGAAATAAAGCTACACAAAGTGATATAGACAAATTATTAGGATAAGAGAGGGAAACCTCTCTTATTTTAATGGAGGGATAATATGGCAGGAAGTATTAAAGGAATAATTGTAGAAATAGGTGGAGATACATCTGGATTACAACAGGCATTAAGCAAAGTTAATTCTGCAACATCTAGTTTGAGCAGAGAGCTAAAACGGGGTTAACTCTTTGCTGAAATTAGATCCTAAAAATACGGAACTATTAAAACAAAAGCAAGATATATTAAATACTTCAATAGCAACAACTGAAGAAAAGCTAAAACAACTTCAGCAGATAAAAGAAGAAGCAGATAGAAAAATGGCTGAAGGAACAGAAATAAATGAAGAAAATTATCGTGCTTTGCAAAGAGAAATAGCTAATACACAAACTAAATTAAACGCATTAAAAACTGAAAATTCTGGATGGAAAAAAGCAGGAACATATTTAACAAATTTAAGTGAAGAATTAGATGGAATTTCTACAAAGTTAGATAATATAGGAAACAAAATGACCATAGGGGTAACAGTTCCAATTGTTGCAGGTTTCACAAAAATGACACAATCAGCTATAGAAACTGAAACTGCAATGCAACAGGTCGAAAGAATCTATGGACAGGCCGCAGAAAGTATTAAAGAATTTGCAGAGAATAAAGCAATTGACTACAATATGTCTGCAAGTGAAGCATATAAATATTCTCAAATTTACGGAAATTTAATACAATCAATAACAAATGACCAAACAGAGAATGCAAATAAAACTCAAGAATTATTACAAGCATCTGCCGTAATAGCTTCAGCAACAGGAAGAAGTATGGAAGATGTAATGGATAGAATTAGGTCTGGTTTACTTGGAAATACAGAAGCAATTGAAGATTTAGGTGTAAATGTTAATGTTGCATTATTAGAAACAACTGATGCATTTAAACAAATAGCAGGAAATAAAAGTTGGGATAAACTAACATTCCAGGAACAGCAACAAATAAGATTATTAGGTATATTAGAACAAACAAGCAAAAAATATGGAAAGACAGTAAACAAGAATACAGCATCTAGTATTCAACAACTAACTGCTAAAACTAAAAATTTAACAAGTAATTTAGGAAAAAAACTTTTGCCTATTGCAAATAATTTATTAGAGAAAGCAAACAACCTAATAGATAAATTTAGTGATTTGTCAGATGAAGAGCAAGAAAATATAGTAAAAATTGGACTGATGGTTGCAGCAGCTGGACCATTAATAAAAATTGCTAGTAGTGCGATTACTATGACAAGTAAAGTAACAAAAGGAATAGGAAACATAACAGAAGCAATAGGAGTAGCATCTGGAAAGATGACATCTAGTGAAACATCCGTTAATAATTTAGCAAAAGTATTTGAGGCTACTTTTAGTCCAACAGGATTAGCAGTAATAGGTATAACTGCAGCAGTAGGAATAATTGTAAATGAAATAAAGAAAGTAGAAGAAGAAACAAAAGCTAAATTTGAAACAATGGGAGAATCTGTGGCTGACTTTTATGAAGGAATACAAAATGCAGAAGGATATTTATCTGATTTTAAGAGTACAATGTTTGCAACGACAGAAGAGCAAGAAAGACTACAAGAAGAGATGGATGAAATTCAAGAAGGCATAACACAAATATGTAAAACTGCGTCAGATGAAAGAAGAAATTATACTCAAGAAGAGATAACACAATTAGATGAATATTTTGAAAAATTAAGAGAATTAAAGAACAGAGAAATAGAAATTCAACAACAAATAGCAGGAGCTATAACTCAACAAGCATTAACTACTGCTGAAACATTTCAAGGAACATTAGAAGAATATAAAGTACAATCACAGGAATGGATTGCAACTGCTCAACAACAAGCACAGAGCACAATAGATTTAATCGAGCAAGGAACAATAGAAGAAGTAGCATTACTAAATCAAAGATATGGTACAGAAGCTACAATGCAAAATGAAGCATATGCTAAAGAATATAATAATATAATGGCACAAAAACAAGAAAAAATTAATGAAGCAAATAAAGAAGTAGCAGAAATTTTAAGTGTTTATACTAGAGCATATGCAGACAGAGCAAATCAAGATGGAGCTTTTTATGAACATATAAAACATTATAATTGGGAAGCGGAAGAAGAAAATCAAAGACATTCTAATAGATTACAACAAATAAACGATTTTAATTATACTAGTGAAATGGATAAACTAACAGCAATAGAATTAGAAAATGAAAACCATAATTCTAAAATGAGAGCTGTTTGGAAAAATATGTACAAATATATGTCAGAGAGTGAAGCAGAACAGTTAGGATCGTGGATGGCAATGTTAGCACAGACAGAGTTATATGGTGGAGAAATTTCTGAAGAAAATCAAGAAATGATAGATGCAGTATTAGATAGTTATGAATCTATGCCTGAAAAAACAAGGGAAGCAATGGAAAATGCAATGTCTCCTATGCTTGAAGAGATGAAGAAATCAGAGCCTACATTGTGGGCAAAGGCATCAGGAATTGCAGATGGAATATTATCAAGGTTAAAAAAATCATTTGATATAAATTCTCCATCTAGAGAAACTAGGGGAATATTTAGAAATGTAATGAAAGGTGCAGAACTTGGACTAGAAGATGAACAGAATAAACTAAACAAGCAAGTAGATAACATTGCAAATGATATGAAGGGAAGTTTTTCTGATATAAATCCGAATATGGGAGCAATCAAACAAAGTGTAATAGATAAGACAAGGACAATATTTACAACACCTACAATAGTGATAAATGCTCAAGATGAATTAACACCTACGAAAATAAATACTATTATAGATTCAGTAAATAAAAGATTAGGAAGCCAATATTAGAATTATTCATAAAAAGGAGTGCAAAATGGTAAGAGAATTTTATATAGAAAATGAAACAGGGCAGCGTTTTTCTATGATGAATGTAGAAGAAGGTTGCTTTTTAAGTTCTCCAAATGGACTAGGATATTCTTATGACATTCAATATGCACAGATAGGAGATAACTTCATACAGAACATAAGAAAATTAAAGCAAGGACAGATAACAGGGGAATTAATATTTGATAAATACGATAATTATAAAAAGTTTATAAGTTTTATAGAAAGTGCAGAATATTTAAAATTTTTATACAGAGTACCATTTGAAACTGGAATTGTAGAATATTTTAAAGATGTAGATATAGTGAATGTAGAAAAAAGTGAAATTCGGTCTAGATGGAGTTTTAAGAGTGCCAGTAACATTCAATGCAAAATCGCTATGGTATGAACAAAAAAATATGGTTATTTCAGTTGGAGAAGAAGAAGGAGAAATACGATGGGATTTTGAATGGGATAGTAGATTCTCTGATTATAGTATAAGAAACCTATTGTTTGAAAACAAAGGGCATACAGATGCACCAATTAGGGTAGAGATAGAAGGATATGTAAAAAATCCTTCTATTTTTGTTTATAAAAACGGCGAATTAACTGGAAATCTCGAATTAACACTAGAATTACAAGAAAATGAAAAACTAATTTATTGTACAAAAGATACAGAACTAACAATAAAAAAAGAAAACACAGATGGAACAGAAACAAATTTGTTTAATTCATTAAGTCCAAATTTTATTAATTTTATTAAGTTAAACAAAGGAATAAATCAAATTAAATTATTAGCAGAAGAAGATATAACAAAAGCCAAAATAATGGTATATGTCGAATACAAAGCAGTATAAGGAGGAAATAAAATGTTAATAGGTCATGTATTTAAAAGCCAAACTTTTAAGAATGAGGCATTTGGTGTATTTATTGATACTTTTTTACAAGGAAATATGGGAGTTGTAAAAGGATGTCAACTATCTAATACAAACAACTCGGTAACAATTGGAGAAGGATATTTTTGTATAAAAGGAAGATTCCTTCAAATTTTAGGAGAAGAAACAATACAAACAACAGGGAATGGATATTATAGCTTGATTTGTGAAATTGATTTAAATCAAGAAAATACAAAAGAAGATTTTAATCAAGGAAGCATAAAGGTACTTAATAGTTCAAGTGCTTATCCAACTCTTACACAGCAAGATATAAATAATGGTGGAACAATGTATCAATATGAATTTGCAAGGTTTAGAGTTACTGATACTGGAGTAGTTGATTTTGTAGATAAAAGAACATTTTTGAATTTTGAAAGTATATATTCAAAAATAAATGAAGATATAGAAGCTATTATAAACCAAATAGAAGCGGCACTAAATAGTGTTTTAGATGAAAGCATTTATTTATTAAAGACAGATGCAGAATCAATATATCAAACCAAAATAAGTTCTGGTACATCCATCCCTAGTTCATTAGAAGATGGAGAAGTATATTTTCAATATTTTGAATAGGAAAAGGTAGGTGGAATAAATGGCAACTAGTGGCTCTTTTAATACTTCGTATGTTGGTAATTTCTATTTCACTTTTGCGTGGTCTAGAACAGGTTATGATAGTAGTAAAAATGAACATTATATATATTATGAACTTATAGCACATAATAGTGCTGGAAACTATAGGACAGTTTATTTAAAAAATTTATATATAAATGATAGTCAGAAGTATTATACAGCAGGAAGTTCTTCAAGTGGTAAATCATATTATGATGGAGATGTAGTTACATCAGGAACTATGACTATTCCTAGTAGCAATAGTTCAGGAGATGGTAGCGTTTGGGCTTCTTTTGAAGCAGGTGTTGGTTCATATCCTGGCTCAAATGTTAGTGGAAGTGGTTCTTGGAGTTTAGATAGAATACCTAGATATGCAACATCAAATCAAAGTTTAAAAAGTAAAAGTTCTAGTAGTATATCAATGAATTGGTCAAGTGATAGCACAATAGATTATAT